TGGTTGTTGCGGTCAAGCAGTGCTTGTATTTCGTGTGAGTACACATTGATCACCCCGCCTCATTTGTGTTAATTGTTCATGTTCTCCGGGATAACCCCTGGGTAATCCCCTAATGTCATTTGCCCTTTTATTTCTTCATTAGCAGTCTTCTGCTGCTCTTTATCCCATGCTTGTCTGAATGTCTTATATGAATTGTATTGTTGGCGGTATCTATAGCTATCACCAAACACATTCCATGCGGCTTTTACTAGGTTGGGCTCAAACGGTCGTATCTTCTCCAAGTCCTCCGTTGCCTTTGCTGATATGGAGCATCCACAACACCCTGTACGCGTTAATCCATACACCTCATAGGCATCCGAATAACGGAGTCCATAGTAATCTTTGTACCACTGCTTATCCGCATCTGATACGTAAAACAAGGGTCGGAGCCTATATTTTCCGTCAGCTGTTTCAGAAAAACACATTGAGGTATTATCCTTCCGTGGGACGGATCGCATACCGCCCTCGTCTCTGCGCTCGCCCGTTATAACCATATCGAACGACCGTTGAACACTGTGCGCTACCTGCTTTTTGCAATAGTCACAACATTTGTTGCTGACATTAAAGGGAATTGGATTATCTATTATAAAGTCCAACATATACTTTGATGAATTTATAACTAATTGAATATCTGGCCTTGGCTCTCCCTTGGAATTACAGCAACATAAAAAATTAATTGTTGTTTCACATCCAGGATAGCGTTTTTTAAGTTCTGCCCGTTTTGCCGCCTTATCCTCTGCGTCTGCGTATTCCTTATGTATTGACAGCGGAATATTTTTTCGTTGTACGCCCTCCAGACCGGCCGACATAATCTTTGAGACAAACGGCTGACCATATTCCCTTGTGGCCTGTACAATATTCTTCTTTGGCCGGTGTTTGGTAATTGTTACGCCATATAGTGATTCCATTTCGACTACATGACGCTTTATTGCTTCCATTTCGAGCCCCGTGTTAAAAAAGGCATAATGGACTGGTGGGAAGTCAAAAGTCTTGCGTACCTGCTCTATCAGGTGAAGAAGAATGTCGCTATCACTCCCACCAGAGTAAGAACAAACTGCGTTCGGGTGCTCTTTAAGTCTTTTTGCAATAATGCTTTTTATAGCCTCAAATTTAGCCGGTGCGCTAAAGTCCGCATATGCCGGGCGATCTGTATATACTTTGCTTTTATAAGTGTCCTTCATTGTTTTACCGAAAGGAGCCGTGTACACTTTGCCCTGCAGGAGCTCCGGTCCTTTCTTATATTTTTAGTTTTTTAAATATTAAGTTAGTGTGCATCGTCAAAATCTACTGCTACGTATTCATCCTCGTTGACATTAATTGCAGTAAAATTCTGATATGTATCCGAATACTCAGTTATTTTATATCCTGCATTCTCTAACGCTTTTGCACAAATATTCATTACTCTTTCTATTCCATCCATAATTTATACCTCTTTCAATCGTTAAAAATAATTCTCCCGAACATTTCAATTTGCCCATCACACCCGTCACACTGCCGCTGCTTCACTTCCCGCGGTTTATACACCTTGTCCAAATCAAACGCATCCATCGAGTTAAGGTCAAATAACTTACAGTGATTGACCGCCTTCGCGCTTGCCTCGCTCATTGTCTTTTTCTTTTCGCTGCAATAGATACCGTTCCCCGTCACAAGGTAAGAACAGTACCGGCAATATTGTCTCATTTCCGCACCTCCTGTTTTAACGGCTTATAAAATATATCCGTCTGCTTTTGTTGCACTTGTCACAGGAAAATTCATATACGGCTACCGCAATTCTGAATCTGGTGTCGTGAAACAATACGAATCTTTCAGCGGCGCATATTCCGTGTATGTAACCATAATGTTTACTCAAACACTTTCTACCTGTCATCTTTCGCCACCTGAAAGTTCAGCATTAAGCCACCGGCCGCAGTTCGGGCAATACTTCCAGTCAGCGCTTAACTCCGCACCGCAATTGCTACAATTCCCATCTGTGCCTTGGTCCAGTTTTCGAAGCTCCCGCGCAAAGTCCTCACATGCGGCCTCATAGGCTTTATACGCTGCTTCGATCACGGCGATCTCTTTGATGTACAGTTCTGTTCGTTTGTGCTGTAATTCGTCTGCTATCCGGTGCGATTCATCTGTTATTTTCATTTCTCTGCCTCTCTTTCTTAATAATCAAATATATTCATCTGATCTTTGGCGACGCTCAATCTTTCGCTGGCCGCCTTATAATAATCCGGATCAAGCTCAAATCCGATGTAATCAAATCCCAGTTCCCTACAGGCCACTAAGCTGCTTGCGCTGCCGACATGCGTGTCGAGAATCTTGTCACCCTTCTTGGCGTAGTTGTTTAAAATCCATTTATATAGTGCTACCGGCTTTTGCGTTGGGTGTATCCTGTCTTTCTGATTTGGATGTATTTTGCGTATTTTTGCATTTTCATCAAATGATGTCCATGCATATTCACATTCAGAAAAACTGCGACTATACATGCTTTCACCTTTGTCCCAAATAAGAAAGCATCTTGTTGCTGATAATTCCGTAAAATAATTGCCACCCCATATTATTTGATTCTTACTCACACAAAAAAGCTCGTTGAAATATTTTTCGTCTGGCACATGCATGTCCCATGCCTTCGAAGTATCTATCTTTTTTATATCGCGATTACCCATTCGCATTTTAGTAACATCAATTCCGTAAGGTGGGTCAACTACTGCCAAATTGAAATATTTGTCCGGGAGCTGTTTCATTCCCTCCATGCAATCCATGTTCAGAAAACTGTTTAATTCAAACATTTATTTCACTCCTATCAGCAATCATGGGGATTTTCATCTATGTTTTACGTCTTTTCGCCCGGTGGTTGGTACGGTTCCGGCAGCGGCCGCCACGCTATGACAAAATCATCTATAACCGCAAATTCCTCCACATAAGTAGCAGCCTCAAACCATCCTTGCGGTACCTTCCAATCGTCAAGTTCCTTGCTGTATTCAAGATCGCTGTCAAGGCCGTCAAAGTCATTCCAGTTAAAACGGCTGTTTTCCGACCAGATACTTCCGTCTTCGTACATAGCCCGGCAGGTGAATCTTCGCGTGCCGTTTTCCAAGTGGCGTTCGATGCTAACCTCAACCTCTTTTTCATTTTCCGGCAGCCGCTCCCCAACTGGTATCCATCCCCTATCATGTGATTCGGTGAAATGGCGTATAGTTTCTGGTTCCACCTCAAACCCATACAAGGCAGACGCATATGAAGGAACAATATAGTATTTCCCTTCGCCCGGCCCGTACTTGACCACGGAACCCTGCACCATTTCGCCCGTATCTTTTCGCCTGGCTTTAAATAATATGTTTCTCATGTCTCACGCCCTCCAATTCTTGTAAAATATCCACATACGTTACCGTCCTTACAGACTGTGCGCCCATGGCCTCGCTGACCAGAACACCCCTGCCGCTGTCTAGAATCTTCGTGACATACATATCCCTGCGAATCTCAACTGGTGCAAGGTTGGCGCTCTCGCGGTCGGCCACTTCCATCACCACCGGAACCGTGTCACCTACTCGGATGCAGGACCGCAACCTCGCTATGTCAGCTTTGGTTATGGCTTCGTTCTTCATCCGCTCTTCCCGCTGTCTCCGGCTATTCTTGCGCTGTTCTGCGATTAATTCACATCTTTCGAGATAGCGCGCCACTGTCTCGTACCTTACGTTCAGATGACGGGCTATGGTGTATATATCTTCGCCTTGCTTGAAAAGTTCTGTCATCTGCGGCACAAGGTCTAATATTCTTTGCTCCGGATGTCCCATTATTTATCCTCCTGTAATTTTGCGCTGTCTGCACCTATGGACAAGCGTTCGGCGCATTGCCTTATTAACTCTGCCTGTTCGTTTCGTACTGCCCCGGGAAGTACATTTTGCTGTTTTACCAAATTGATCTGCCCCTTGTATGCCTCCCTGAAATTAGCTCGCTCCACGCTGATGTTTTCACTCTGACAGATATTTTGATAGCCCATTCGCTTCACAATCCCCCTGACGGCATCCGGTAGGCTCTCAAGGGCTTCCAGTTCACGCATATAGCCATAGTTTCTTATCGCCATCAGCACCATGCCCCAGGCTTCATCCCATTCCGGCAGACGCTCCGCGGTGATTGCTGCGCACTTTTCCCTAATCTCTGCAATCGTCGGGACAAACTTGTTTTGGCTGATCAGTTGTGTTACTGCGTTTCTGCAAACTGCATAGTCAATGTCTTTCAACATGCCGTACCACAGATTCAGCGCGGATTCATCCGGCATAATATTGCTTTTCCCGTAAGCGCTATGCAATGCGGATGCCACAGTTGCAAACTCCTCTCTATTCACTTTCTGCCCACCCTTTCAGCATTTGATTATAGCCACTGTCGGCTTTCCCTTGATTACGAGCCAGATAATAACCCTCTGACACCTTGGGGAAATTGTTAGGTTTTACAAACCAGTCAAAGCTTATTGTCCAACCATTTTTGTTTTGACCCAGCAGAAACGGACTGCCTTTGATCATTTCAACAGCTTCTAACACTTGATCAACTCCGTACTCCTTAATTCTGGCTTTCAGCATTTGATAACGCTTACTGGTGGTGGATAGCGCTTTTACTTCCACGGCTCCACACTGATTCCAAGCGTCAACGATTCGTCGGACATCAGTCTGACAAGTGGCATCTATGACACTATAGTCTTCTTCTTCCCTTCTTTCTTTATTCCCTTCTTCTACTTCTTTCTCTTCTTCTACTTCTTCTATTGTTGTTAACAGAATGTCAACAGAATGTGAAGTGAATGTGGTCTGCCTGTGGTCTGCCTGTGAAGTGTCTGTGGTTTGACTGTGGTTCTGTACGTTAACGTCTTGATAGAAATCATAGTTTTTTATTGTAAATACGCTGTATTTTGAATGTGATGTGACTGTGATTTCGCCTGTTAATTTTAAGTTTTTTATGGTTCCTCTAGCCTCATTAATTGTTAATCCCGTTTCTTCGGCAATTTTGGGAAGGGATGACACAAAGGAACCTCTTTCGATCAAATGACCTTGAAATCTCCCCTCTCTCCAGTTTGCCTTTAGCAGCATGTGAAAAAACACTCGGCAGGTATTCAGATTAGAGTACCATTCCCATTCAAGGATTTTCCTGTGTATCTTGATGTGCCCCTCTATCTCGGCCGCCTCCCTTCATTAGCTTTCTTCCGGTTCCCTGCCCGCCTCGCATTCCTTGTATATTTTAATCCAATCCTCCAGCCGCATCGTCACCAACCAACTATGGTTATTTTTTCGATGAAATACCGCCGGAAGCCTGTCTCCCTCAAAAGGCAGTGGTTTCGTACCGCCCTCAATCGCTTGAGCCATCGCATCGTACAGGTTCAGCTTTTCCACCCGCTTGCATTCGATATGTATTCCCGGCAGTCCTGCAACATCCGCCGATCCGTCAGCTCCCGAGTATTGCACGGTACGCCTGCATTCGTAACCATACTCTCTTAATTTATGCGCTAATTCCAATTCACCACGCTTTCCCTTGCTTTTCGAGTTCATATATTCCTCCTAAATTCTTTGGCGTATTTTTCCTCTGCCAGTTCTCTCGCTTTTACCGCTTCATTCTTTAACAAAAACGATCCAAGACTTATTTTTTTCCCGTAGTGTTTTATTTCAGCCGCCCATTTTTGCGTATCTTTTCTAAAATAAACACCCTTGTAACCGCTTGTGTTTTTCGAATTTAATTTTGAATTATAAGCATTCTCGGACTTATTGCATACCCTAAGGTTAGAAATCCTATTATCCTTTTTATTCCCGTTTATATGATCTACAATCATTCCTTCTGGAGCACATGTCAATACTCTATGAACGGCCACAACCTTGCCATTTATCATACTACCGCTATATCCATCAGCCAATTTACACCATACATGGCATTTTACATATTGTTCCTGATTAATTTCTGTAAAAAATAGCAATTCACCTTTTGAATTAAAGCAATAAATTATTTCATCATCAGACAAAAACATATTTGCGCATTGCTTAAATCTCCCATTCTTCTCACGGCAGAATTCGTGCTCATATTTCCTTGGTCTATTAGCGAGTTCCCTTTCTGCCCTTTTTCCCTTTTCCTTGCTCATTTTGCCCAATATATTCTCCTTTCCCCGCCCCTGACATTAGGCCAGAGGCGGCAGTACCAACGGCTGTGAAGTCGTGACACAACATAGCCGAACAAGTAACTTTGTAAAATTAATTCTCTGTCAATCTTCTAAACCGATCCGGCAATGTGCATACATCTCCGGCCGCACGGTCTAATGCAGTACACATGTTTATCAATTTGCATTCAGGACATAATTCGCAATCACAATATTCTTCTAAGTATCCTGCGATTATCAATAACAGGTCATTGTCCATACCTTCTGCCTCCATTTCTATTCAAACATATCCCAAAAAGCGCTATCACGCTCATATTCACGTTCCACGTAGACGCGATATTCACGCCACTGCCGTTCTATTTCTTTACGGGCTCTATATGTTCCAATAGAAATACCCAAAGCTTCATCAAATGTTGTATTTTTATATTTCTTTTTCCGCTGCCTCCGGTTCATTTATTCTCCTCTATCAAGTTTTAATTTAACAAATCAATATTTTTTGGTTTCATGCAGGGAGTGCATAACACATTGTCAACTGACAGATCGTAAAATACACCATCGCGGTCTTGACATATCAGTTCCCCGTCTTTTTCTTCGCTCCCTTGGCACATTTTGCACCATCCGTTAATTCCCAATGTCTCACACATGATGATTTACCCTTCTGGCCAATCGGTCCCCCTGTATTGCCCATAAGCATATTCCTCCCAATATCCGCAATATGGACATTCATCCGAATACTCGATAACCCCTAACCCTTCTTGCCAATATTCACCCGTTCTTTTGGCCTGTTTGCCGCATTTGTGGCACTTTATAATTCTCTCCAATCTTTTTCACTCCTTTTTCAACTTCAATCTGACAGTTCTCGCGGTTCATAATCTTGGGGATAAGACGCTTTTGCCAAACCTTCATTAATCAGTCTCTCCCTTAATCCCCAATCGTTTTTTATTTCTTCAACCGTGTGTTCGGTCTCAACTATTATGCTATAGTCGCTACCGAAAATGTAAGTGTCCAGCAATACAAAACGCTTCTTCTTTTCCATACAATTTCCTTTCTTAATCCAAGTACGATTTGCCGAACTCCTGCCGGAAGTCATCACGGCTCCCGTAATGCTTTTCATAGTATTCCTGCGCCATCATCTTAAGCGCCAAATCAATCTTAAGATTTTCGGGTGTCCGCTTAAAGTTCGCGCCGTTTGGGTGTAGATCAAATCTTAGCGGCATCACGAAACCTCTTCTTTCTGACTTGTCCTTGTACCCTTGACGGCCCTCAAAAATGTGATGTCGTTCTACGTGTGGACTTCCGGTAAAATAGCAGTGATTCATATCGTCTGTGAATACGCTCCATAATCTTTTAGCCATTCCGCAACCTCTTCTGATAATTCTTCTCATACAAATCCATCATGCGATTGAGTTCATCTGGCGGCAGCGTGTCGATCCCCTGATCTTTGCATTCAGCCACCAGCCCCTCAATCAACCGGCTCATTTCCTTCGTGTCGTAAGTGCTGGAACCGCGAAGCATCTTGTATGTCCGGTATGTTGTGCCATCCACTCCGGTATTAACTTCTGTGGTGGGCTTGATGTGAAAAGTTTCCGCTTCTAACGCTCTACTTTCGCCGTCCTCGGTGTCCGGCAGTATGAGGTAGACAAGTTTACCATCTATCTCTTCTAACTGCCCGTAGCGCCTTAAAAGCATGTTGTGCATGCAGGGATTTGATACCGTTAGCTTGTCCGCCAGCTTAGTGAGCAGTTGCCAGTAATATGCATTTGCGTCAAGGCTCCGTTTGGTTCTGAATTTCTTGACAGTGATCGCCAGCGGAATATCTTGCATTTCGTCTATGCAACTTCGTACATCGTCCTCAAATTCAAAGGTGAGTTGTATTTTCTGATTCCTATAGTTTTGTGTCACCCCAAGAAACGTTGCTTTTTTACGATCCATTTATTTCACTTCCTTGGCTCCACGGCAGTCCATCTTCTGCCCCTTCCGGCGGCGCTGTGCTGGGTTTATTCGGTTTGACTTTGAGAATTTCCATAGCACTTTTAAAATCCTCTATACTCATTTGTTCAAAACTCTCCGCTCTGTAATTTGTATAAACGCTCTTTCTACTTATTCCCGTGCGGTTGCACTCGGATATTAGGGCATTTACATGTGCTGCCGGCAGCGGTGGTATTGCTGGAGGTTCTGTTTCCTCTGGTTGGCGAACCCCCATTTGATACACCACTTTGTGATTGCGTTGATGTTTAACACTTAATTTATTGATGTTTCCAAATTCATCATAGCCGATGTCCAAAACACTAAAATGATCAGAGCAGGTATATTTTTTCTTGCCCCTAACAACTTCACCGGTTTCCTTGATTTTGCAATCACCATTATTGATCCAGATAAAAGGCGCTGTATACAATTCGCGGCCGATTCCCCAATTTACACATGCACGCTTGAAACTGTCTGACGCAATCCCTTTTTCTTTTTCTGTGTTACTTTCGGTGCCAGTGTCTTCTTTGTCAACCCATTGTTTTTTGGCATCATCCCACAGAGATACAATACAATTTGCATTTTCTCTACTGTGCCTGCGTTGCCAGTTCATGGGGCCGACGGATTCATCAAGAATATTTTGATCCACCCGGGCATCCTTGTATAACAACAGGGAGATACCCCCCTCCAAAACCATACCTATCCTGCAATCAATTTCATCGGCTCTTAGTTTTCTAAATGTTAATTTCCCCATATTTTCACCTACTTAATAACCAGACATTCGCCTTGCCTTAACGTTACTCCCGGCACATCCCTGCCGTTTTTAACATCCGCAAGAAGTCCCCGCCGGTCAACCTTCGGTTCCTGCTCGATCAGATATTCTTTCGGCAATTTCTCCCATCCCGGGACTTCGTCAAGTTGCGGCGCTGTTTTTCTAAGCGATAAGGTATATATATCCCCTTCAATTTTTCGTTTTCCTGCCATCTGCATAGACAAGAACAGTGCTCTTTTGAGCCGATCCGCTGCATTCTCCGCAATAGTCTGGCGTTCAGACAACCGGGCAATCTCCTTTTTGACGCTTTCGGCCTTATTGTTCAATGCGGAAAGCACAGTACAATAACCCTCATACTTGTTTTCCAGCTCTCCGCTGATAGCTTCAAGGGTATCCCTCAAAACTTCGCTGTCCGGTTCTTCTTCCAGCATTTCCATCAAAACCATAAGTTCATTATCTAATTCCCGCAATGTGCTCACTCTTCTACCTCCATTATGTTTTGTTCATCGTCAGAGGCACGCATGGCCTCGTTCATATTTTTCGTGTGTATAGTCCTTAATTTTGATTTCCTGCGGCATTCCTCGCATGCCCGGCCTTCGCCAGGGTCAAGATAGCAGCCGCATTCTTCGCACTTGTAGTTATACACGCTGTATCGCCTCCTCACCCAGATTTGGCGTAATGCTTGCCATATATGTCCTGTATTCACTCATGTCGTTTTCGTCCAATGGGGCATTAGTAAAAAACTCGAAATACCTATCTTCATCCGTCCCTTTTCTCCACCCGTGTTCATACACGCGAATCATTATTAACGCTATGTGTCCAGACATTTTGACAAATACAGTCGGCAAGTCCGGTGGCGCTTGGCGCTGGCTGAATCCATTGACCGCCATGGCAATATTGATAATTTCATGTACCTGGAATATATTCATGCTTGCATTCTCCTTTCAAAACCCTTATAATAGGGGATGACAGTATAATTATTTATTCGATTCCCCGGCTGACTCCGCAGCTGGGGTTTTGCTATTCCCATGGCGCATGTTGAACAGTATGCTAAACAGTTCTGCCACCTCTTCTGTTGTATAGGCAGTGCCGGGATTGCGTTCTACATGGCTCCAAATCCATCCCGCGATATTGCAAAATGCCGTGCCAAAATCTTCATCGGCAAGCAGTGCCGCGTAATCCAGGGCGGTCAGCCTTACTATTACTTTTTCCATTGTTGTCACCTCTCTTTGCATAGATTAATTACCTCCCTTTCCAAAAATCTAATTTTATTCTTCTATGGAATAACAAGACGGGTGATATTGCAAAAGTAATTCAACTTTATGTTTTTTTCCTGCCAATGTTAAATAGTGATAAGCTGTTCTGGTTAAGCCATTATCATTTGTCACCATTTCACCATGATTTAACCCCCAATAAAAACAACATTTTTCATCGCTAAATATGTCTTTATTCCCGTTGTATCCTGCTTCACAATACTTTAGTAAGTATTCTTCGCACTCGTTAATTTCCGCTTCTGTTGCATCTTCTATAAATGGTTTTAGATGCGAATAACCTCTTTCCAATAATTTTTCTAATGACATTTTAGGAATATTACAATTTAAAAGTTTCTGTAATTTATTCGCTACCATTTCCTTATTACTAAAATCAAACATTTTTTCTTCCATCACTTTTTCTCCTAAATTTCAATTTACCTTAACAGTAATGGGCGGCATTACCTCCGGCTCCCTCTCCGGCCGCACACGGGCGGGATTAGTCCTCACCACGAAGGGATTGAGTGCGCCGTCGTTGATGATGTGGCAGTACTCCGGATCGATTTTCTTATTTTCTTGCTTCAAATTCACGGTTTCCTCCAATCACATTGCCCAAATCATCCATCTCGTCCCACAAATAGCGGCCTTTCCCGCTGTTTCGCCACTGTCCCATGCCTCTCAGTTCTCCGTAATCAAGCCACTCCCTCACGGCATTAACATGCGCATCACACAGGCACGAGATCGTAAAATCGATGTAGGCACCCGCCGGAATGGTCTCGCTGTTTGCTAAGGCAATTCGTTCGCCCTGCGCTGTCTGTCCTCTTAATGGGCGCTGGCAGTTTCCGATCTCTCCAGTAAAAACAATTGGTATCATCCGTTCTTTTACAAAAATCAATCCATCAATTTCCTTTTTGTAAGCCTTGATTTTTGACGAAGCCGAGTTGGGCACTTTTCGCAAGCAGCCGCAGGCATCCTTGAAAAATCCCTTCACCTGATAATCCCACATAATGGGATGCCCTTCTTTGTTGCGCGGGAAGATGGTCATTGATTTTTCAATCACTTCATCCACTCCAACCGCTGCTACTTCTTCGGCACGTGTCGGTGCGTCAGGTGCGTTGGATGCGATGAATGTGCTGTGAATCTCCGGATCACTGCTTGCCGTTCCTAAAATCTCCTCCGTAAATGTTACTCTTACTTTCAATTCCTTCATTTCTTCTCTCCTCTTCTTTGTCAATGTTTTAGTTTTTAAATCCTGTGCTGCGCCTTTGCTCTGCTGAACTAGGCTTTTCCTTTGCTAGTCGATGCATGGCTTTGCCTTTGCTATGCTTCACGCTGCTTTGCTTGGCCCTACAGCGCCGTTGCTTTTCCTTGCTTAGCTCTTCCCTCGCTATTCCCCACCTCGCTTTACCCTCGCCGCGTGTTCCTTTGCTATGTTTTTCGCTGCCTTTGCATTTCTATGTAGCGCCCCGCTTCACCGTGGCCCCGCCTTGCCGTTGCCATCCACAGCCACGCATTTCCCTTGCCATGCTCCGCCATGTTATTCTGCGCTATGCCTTTGCAACGCGCTGCGTTTCCTTTACAATGCCACCCTTCGCCTTGCCTTCGCTAATCAATGCCCCGTAGCGCCTTGCTCTGCCATTGCTAAGCGTTGTGTCGCGCAGCTTTGCCATCGCATCTCATTGCGTTGCCATTCCTTTGCTAATCACTGCAACTCTCTGCTGCTCAATTCCCTTGCCGCGCTCATCCTGGCCTTGCCATTGCTTTGCCATGCTACGCTGGGCCTCGCACCTCCTTTGCCACTCCTAGCCCCCGCGAATCGGCGCATTGCTAATCATTGCCTTTGCCTCCGGCATCCGGCAACTCCAAACCGGTGCGCTCATAAAAGTACTTCCGTGATATCCGTCCGGCCACAATGTAAAATCCTTTCGCCGTCAACTCTTCGTTGAACTGCTTAATAATCTTGTAAGCCGTGTTTCTTGACACGTTCATCAACTCTGCGACCTCTATCGCTCGCATGATTGGTGATGGCATAATGTCACCTCCTTATCCCACTTTCTTATCTTCCTGCTTCGTTGCTAATTGCGCATCCCGCAATGCATTAAGGTATACGCGGGCCATCCTTTTTGCATCTTCGCCGAGAATTTCAAATATTTCCGCTAATTCTCTAGCTTCTGTCAAATCCTTATCGGTCAAGCTTGACATGTGTTCACCTCGCTTTCTAATTGTTGCTATGTGATTATTATATATCTCCTGGATTAATTTGTCAATACATTATTTGTATTTTTTTGTTGCATTGTGATATTATTTATGTTATGATATTTATGGAGGTGATTACATTGAATAGTAGCGAGAAGTTAAAGATAATAAGACGGGAATTAGATTTGAAACAAGGTGATTTTGCCGAAAGAATATCCACAACGCAAGGACATATATCCGATATAGAAAACGGAAGAAAAATGTTATCGGATAGAACAATAAAGCTTATATGTCTTGAATTTGGAATTAATGAAGAATGGCTCCGGAATGGCAAGGGAGAAATGTTCGCAAAAATTACGCAGGAAGACGAATATTTTAAGGCCGCTACACAGATATTGAAAAATGGTGATGATCTGATCATGAGCATGATAGTTGAATACTGGAAGCTGGACGAAAGCAGCAAGGAAACGTTCAGGAAATATATACGATCAGTAGCCGGCAGCGTAAAAAAAGAGCAAGATTAATCTCTTGCTCTCGGCTGTACCTATTCAATTAGGTTTTTAATTACTGTAAAAATTTGTATTAATACAGTTTTATTGTTGATTGTTTTAACCATCGTAATGATTAACTTTTGATAGTCCTTGATTGACATATGTATTCTCCCTCCTTGTCATTATGACACCTTACAGTTTTGCCAATGTGTCTATTATAACCTTGTGATAGCGCTGTGTCAATGATAATAAGAACATGAGTTCGACTTTTTTCAAACTTATTCGACAAACAGAAAAGGAGGCAATTAGAATTATGAAAAGAAAGATTAAGAAAATATTTGCAACCGGACTTATAATTTTATTCATATCAGCAACGCCAGTCACGGCATACACGAATAACGCCGCTCCGTTCGAATTTGTAACGGGTAATAATATTGATATACATGTCGGTGATAATGCTGATTTAATCCTTGCCAAACTCGGCGAACCAAAATCGTCTGGTAAGACCGGAAGCGGTGATGAAGCATGGTATTATGATTATGATAATTACATTATATACACTTCAAAGCCGGGCAAAGGAAAAGAAACGGTAACAGGGGTTGATATCGCCGGAAGTGGCGAACAGACAAAAGAAGGACTTGGGATTAATTCAACAGAAGCCGAAATGTTAAAAAGATATGGAAACAAGGGCGATTCTAAATATAATAAAAATATTGATGCAACAACATATACATACAAAAAAGGCGATAGCATTTTGGATGTCATTGTCAATTGTTACAACAAAGTAATACGCATATCTTATAGATAACAAAAACCGCCCCTGCTGCAAACAGGAACGGCTTTCACATAGATTTCTCTTGCCGGACGCACCGGAAGAAGATATAACCCTTATCGGTTAAATTATATCATTTCTGGGGCAAACTGGCAAGAGTACATTTTATATACCTAAATATAAGGAGGAATTGAAATCATGCCAGCATACAAAGATGAGGCCAGAAAGACATGGTATTGCAAATTTTCATACACCGATTGGACGGGAAAACAGCGGCAGAAGTTAAAACGCGGTTTCCCGTCGAAGAAAGAAGCCGCTGCTTGGGAGCGTAATTTTTTAGAACGGCAGCAAGGAAGCCCTGACATGACCTTCGGAACCCTCTGCGCGCTCTATGTGGAGGATATCACCTTGCACATTAGGGCATCCACGGTCAAGGGCAAGACAGGCCGTATTAAGAATCATATACTGCCATACTTCGAGGATAAGCGTGCAAACGAAATAACAACCGCCGATATCCGGAAATGGCAGGGAATTATTATAACAAAGGAATTCAGTCCAACATACCAGCGGCTGATAAACAGGGATCTTAATTCTATCTTTAATTTTGCGAAAAAGTATTACAAATTGAACGCTGATCCATGTGCGCCAATAAAGGCTATAGGAAAATCAAAGGCGGGGCGCATGGATTTTTGGACACAATCCGAATTTATTACTTTTCTTGGATGTGTTGAAAAACCGGAAACTAGGTTGGCTTTTCAAATTCTTTTTTACACAGGTGTGCGTTTTGGTGAGCTGATGGCTATTAATCCGGCTACGGATATTGACTTGAAAAACAAAACCCTGACCGTATCAAAGTCCCACTATCGAGACCACGGCGAAGACATAATTACACCCCCAAAAACCGAAAATAGCAATCGCGTTGTTGCGCTGCCACCTTTTTTAACTGATTTAATTGAAGATTATATGAGTCATATCTATGATATTCAGTCCAGAAACAGGTTATTTTTGTTCTCGCGCTCGAAATTAAGAAGAGCAATGAATAGAAGCTGCCAGCAATCCGGTATCAAGCAAATCCGGGTACATGATATTAGGCATAGCCACGCTTCCATGTTGATAGAGATGGGGTTTTCTCCCATATTAATAGCCGAAAGAATTGGCGATACCGTCGAGATGGTTAACAATACCTACGGCCACCTGTATCCTAACAAGCATAAGGACGTGGCTGATGCATTGGCTCAATCGTATCAAAATTGTATCACGGGCTAAAATAAAATGGCAAAAATGACGTAAAATCGTTGATTTCAAGCATTTTTTGAATGATTCCACCTGAATTGATAATTTTATATTCTTACATAATTTACATATTTTTGGTATATATTTTAATGTTTAGTATCCGGAAAAATGATTTTCACAGGATGTGCTAAAATAAAACGTATCATTTTCGTATCATCCAGACAAAAAAATATTGGCCTTAATGCGGTAAAGAGTGGGTGAAAAAAGTTTGAAATATTCGTAAAAACCCCTTGACAAACCACCGATACCGATGGTATAATAAGGTATAAGATAAAGAGAGCGGAGGGAACAGCAATGAAAAGAACGGTATTAAGAGTATATGATAGAAACGAAACAACAAGCCTGCAAGGAGAAAAATGCTTCGTTGTTCTTCCTGAAAATTATGAATATTTCGATGACCTTGAATACCCGCTTGACTGGCTGTTAAGTAGAATTTCCTCTATGAGCTGGCAGGACTACACCAGCTACATGTATGGTACCGCCGAGCTGGAAGAAGATGAATTGTACTGGTGCGAAATAGTTGGCGGCGAATGCAAGGAGACTTGCATCGACATCAGCAGGGTAACAGATGTAAAGAAATACAGATTATCATGGTGTTAAAAAATATAAAGGAGAAAAGAAAAATGAAAAAGATTATTGCGTGTTTTTTAATATGTATTACGGGATTAAGCCTTTCAGGCTGTTTCGGAAACGCCAGCATAACCGATGGTTTTACTAATGATAGCAACACATTCCATTATGCGCTAACTCACGAAAGTGGGGAATACCGTTTACATGAAATTTCTAAATGGGCAGATAGTAGTTCCGACGCCCTGGGGATCACGACCAAATGTTGCAATAATAGGATATGGACTAGCTATAATTCGTCCATTCTCTATAAAGAGAAGCCTGTATATTTGTCAGAAGATGTAATTATTTGCAAATAAAATAAGGAACATTCTATAAACGTTAAAGGAGAAAGAGAAAATGAAAAAGGACAAAACATTTACGTGGACAACCAAAAGGGGAAGCAAGATCGAGTATATTCTTGGATGTGAATACCGCGCTGCATACGAAGAAATAATTGATGACGGCTGGGGCGGAACCATCTCCCACGAATCGAAAATCATTTTCACCACCAGGGTTTCCGCTAATAACTCCCTGTTATTCAAAATAGACTGTGGCGGGGATGTCCTGCGCGACGCGGCAACGGGGTATATAACCATGACCGATGAAGACGTTACTACTAACGGCGAGAGATACTATGTTGCAGGCCACAGAAGTGATGGCCAGTTTTGTATAATAACAATGCCGGAAGACATCTACAATAGTATCGCGCAGACAATGAGTGATTTTGAAAATAGCTTTGCGGATATCGTAGAGCGAAAAGCGAAGAAGCTCGAAACCGAAAAAGCAGAACTGGTCAAGTTTATCGAAAAAGCAGAAGGGCAAAAATGGCTGCCGACCAATGCGGAATATGCAGCTTGGCGCAAGAATTATAACAATGTGATGAATGAGGGCGGCGAGGGCTATATCCCTTCATGTATCACC